CAAAGAAACATAAAATAGCTAAAGCGAAATCTCCACCGTCCATAAAGCTCACCTCATAAAAGGAATAAATCATGACACCTGACGAAAATCTACAGGAGCTTTAGACTCAAAATACAGAATCTCCTGCACCTCAAAAACATAGGTTACCTACTATCCGTTCTGCCATTCCTGCTGTTCTTATAAATATTACAACGCTTGCTATCGCCGCTCTTTGTTTCTTTGGTTGGTATGATAACCAAAAGCCTATTCTAATTCAATCGGGGTACGATCAAGGCTACTCCGAAGGATACGACATAGGACATCAGAACGGTTATGACGCCGGTAACTCCTATGGTTATGATAAAGGCAAGTCAGACGGCTATGATGCTGGTTATAGTGCCGGTAAAAAGAAAGCCTATACTTCCGCATACGAAGACGGGAAAACGGCAGGATATAATCAAGGCTATTCCATTGGAGAACAACACGGCAAGGAAGAAGCCAGCAAAGAATCATATAACGAAGGATATGAGGCTGGCAAAAAAGACGGATACAACAGCGGTTACTCTGCTGGTCAATCATCGGTTCAATCTTACTCTGCTCCCACTTCTTCTGAAACAACAAATTCAGCATCTGTGATTACCGATAGTTACACAGTCTATGTTACCAAAACAGGCTCTAAATATCATCGTGCAGGTTGTTCCTATCTTCGTAAAAGCAGTATGGCTATGGATCTATCAGAAGCACGAAAATACTACACGCCATGTAGCCGTTGTAACCCTCCGTCTTAAATTTTGAAGATTGACGATAAGCCTTCCTTTAGTTCTTCAAAAAACTGTTCAACATCCTGTGTGTTGTTATTGGCGTTTTCCTGCCCCTGTAATTCTTTAATTAGCGCCGCAATCTCTTTGGCGTTGCCCGTAATCTGAATTGTCATAAAACCCTCTTCCTTATATGTAGATTGGCTACTTGGCATAAACATCTCTCTGGTACTTTTGCGATTGTTTAGATTAACGTTCGGTTTATATGTAGCACCCATAATCATCCCTCCGTTCCTTGATTTTTGGGGCAATTAAAACAGCCGCCGTTATAAATTCCCATCATCGCAAACTTGTCCATCTGCTCCGCTTGGTTTGCCGTCAAGCTTTTGCAGTTGATTGCTACTGCCCGCATAACATATTCGCACTTATAAATCATTGCGTCTTGCTCAGAACTGTACTCTCGTTCAAACAAAACTTTGCGCTGGCAAGGCTTCAAAATACCTTCCATAAATGCCATAAAAAAATCACCTCTCAAAAATACCAAAAGCCCCGGCCATTAAAGGTCAGGGCTTGTTTTTATTATGTATTACATGTTTGTAAAATCGATCGTTCCGTGTGCAGGGTATTCAAACGATATTCGCATCGCGCCATTGTAATTAGTTACAGCCAAGCTTCCCTGAGAAATAATATCCATCCCAATCAAAAAATCAAAGCCGTCTCCGTTATTTGTAAAGAGTGAAGCCTGGATGTCAGAGAAAACAACATTATTCTGCAGCGTAAGAGAAATATTATATCTTGGTGCGACAATTTTACCATTCGCCGTATGGTATTCCTTACCTTTGATTGGAACAACATTTAACTTATTTACAACTGCTTCAGTTATCCCACTATCAGCGGAACCGGTATCAATCAGTCCCCATCCCTCATAAATTTCTCCATTGGCTTCCGCTTTTACGCGGATAAACAATGCTGTAGATGTTACACCATAAGGGACAGTAAAGGAACTCATTTATATCTCACCTGTTGATCATATATTCTTCCCCATTTTTCCAAGTTAATGGGAACCCTGTACCATACAGCTGGATGTCGCTTTGAGTTGTCTGGATCGATATAATCATCGCGTCCAGCATACACAATGGTTTCATCTTTTACTTCAACAGTTAATCCATCATAGTTTTCAAAAAGCCATTGTTTATGCTCTTCAATCCACCTATGATTTTTATACTGTTTGTATCTGTAAATTACCTTATCAATTATACCATTCAACCACTTCACTTTCAACTCATCTCCTCAAAAAACCACCTTCATAAATACATTTTTATAACCTTCTTACGGCTTTCCCGTAATGTTCTGACTGTCTTTCTTCCCGTCTGGTTTTCACCATGGAATAGGGCTACCCATACAGTCGATGAACCAAAACACCAAAGTTCACACATCTTCTTCTGCGCACATCCCTGCACGCGGTATCTTGGCTGCTGATTAAGCATTGTTTACGCGGGTTAGCACCACCCCGTAGGGGCGGCTTTTCTCTCAGCATACCGCATCCGCATACTTGTTTCTGCCTTTCGGCTCCACAGTGTTCCATTACCGGCACACTGTGGCTATGCGGCTCTTAGCCTTTCCCAGCAATTTGGGTATTTAATTATTTGGCACCTGCATCCTACACAACTATTCCCCTTGTGTAAACGGGCATACAATTTACCACTGGTGCCTTTGTTCTTAATAAGTGACGTTACAAGCCCTGTACTAACACCAGTTAGTGCAGTTGGAATTAGCCCAAAATTGTCAACAAGCTTCACAGCTTCATCAGCAAGATTGGCAATATGTGTTGCTAATTCAATAAAGAATTTTATCAGATCGCTATCCAGCACATCCTTAGAAAGCTTCTCAAATGCTGCTGTGAACTGCGAGATTTTACCATTGATGCTATCAAGGTAAGTCTCGTTTTCTTTTGTGGCGCTGCCGGCAGATTCAGCGGCAGTCTTGGCAGCATCCTGTGCGTCCTTCCAGTTGTCCAGCATACCGGAAACAACGTTAGCGCGGTTCTTGCCAGCAACCTGTTCCAACAGGGATGCTTTGTCAACATCGTTCATTTCTTTCCAGACGTTGGCAATGCCTTCCATGATTTCATAGGTGGACTTAAAATCTCCACTCTTGGTCAGGATATCAAATCCACCCTTACCATCAACATTGGTCAATGCCTTAATCTGGTCACGCAGTTTAGAGGTGCTTACTGCTATATCGTCAGTGCTTTCGCCCATCTGTTCAAGATCGGTCTTTGCGCCACGGATGCGCAGTGACAATACTTTCAGCGCATTACCTACCGATTCAGGGTCCTGCGCAACATCATTGGCAGCCACAATCATACCAATACTCTGATCCAACGTGTTCCCTGCGGTATGCAAGGCGGATGCCGAGCGCTGTAGCGCACTACCAACTCCAGCCGAGGAGATGGCATAATTATTCAAGCTGTTACTTTCACGGATCAACCGTTACTGACCGTAAACAATACGGCGGGTAGTCATTTCTGGCTACCTCTCATGTTTCAAGTATTAGGTTATAGCATGAGTTCGGACTGTATATTACCGATGTCTTATCGGAATTTACTTCAACATACCTGTTGCCAAGTATATCCTGCAGTCTCTAGGGATTTATAGAATTTAACGATTTTATCTTCAACTTGTTCCGCAGTTAAAGTGTATGGCAATCTTAACAACGGAATTTTATTATGTTTTCGTTTGTTAGAGATTGTTCCTTTAATAAACTGACCTTTGTTATTTCTTGTACACATAAAAAAATAACCTCCCTATTGCCATACAGGAAGTTATCGTTAAATTCCATATCTTTCCTCGGTCTTGAGTGCCTCCACCCTTTAACCGATATAGTAAATTTGGGGCAATGTTGTTTACCCACCTCATTAAATTTATCAACAATGCCGGTTACATCTTTTGCTTCAACGCCAAACGCTTTCATTGTGGAAATGATAAATTCACTAGCGTCATTGACACTAGAAATTCCCGTTTTGTTACTCTTCCCTTTTATAAAAAGGAAGGGGCAGGCCATTTCTGCCTACCTCTACAGTTTTATTGTTAGATTATAGCTGTAGACCAGATCATATCTTCACCCTTATCATCAGGGTGGTTAGCGTTCGCTTAATCGTTACCTTTTAAGCTGTGATCGTTACGGATTCTGAATGTAATATTTTGTACCACTCTTCAAAAGTCGATAAAATTCTCCTATTTTTTTACATTCAGTCTTGTCCTCGGAATTGCCCATCTCTGGGGTTTTCCCGATAAAAGCTAACTTTATTACCCGTATATTACTATACGGGAGGACTGTTTTGTTAATCCCCCACATGTTGGTACAGGACGGCCGCGTCAGCCAATTCTTTGGAATCTTTCAAATTGTAACCTAACCGTGCAAAATCAGCACTGGCCGTTACAATATCGCTGATAGAAGCGCCCAGATTCTTTGCTCGCGTACCGGCATCATCCAAAAACGCATCGTATGTATTATCGGTTTCGTTTGTAACCTTTTTCAGCTCGGTCATGGCAGAATCAATATTCACCACGTTTTGGTAAATCTGTCGTAACCCTTGCTCAACCATGTTAATTACCTGGCTGGCAAACTGACTCTTGATATTTGTCTCAAACAGCTTTTTGAACTTCATCGCCAGCGTGTCAGTCTCAAGGCCAGCATCCTGTACTGCTTTTTTCAGTTCTGCAAATTCCTTGGATGCTTTGCTTGCATATTCCTGGCCGTTTTGCTGTGTGATTTTCCCGGATTCCAGCAATTTCTGGTAGCGTTCAATATACTCAAGATACCGTGCATACATCGCAGGATCAGTTGTAATTTTAGAGTTATTAGACAAATACCTCTGTGCTGTATACAAAGAATTAGAAACACTCTTAATATAAGTGTTCACATCACGCTGAGATTTAAGAGTGCCATTAAACTCATCGGCTTTCGCCTTTGTTTCGCCAATCTTTGTCTTAACAACGTTTAGCGCATCAGAGACACTTTCAATCGGCGTTTTAGCATCCTTGAATTTGTTGGCCATTGTAGCAATAAAAGTTGGAACGTCAGCCGCAGTTTTAACCTTTTCGGCTTCTTCAACCATTTTTTTAAGAGCACTTTCAGTTTGCTGATAATCGTCTCTCTGTTTGAATCCCTTATTGCCAGCGCTCCGCTGTAAAGCCGTTAGCATCGTCTGGTAGTTTGCCAAAAAGTCCTTAATCTGCTCAAACTGGCGTTCATTACTTCTAGTACCATTGTCAACCATGGTATCATTGGCCGTCTTTACTGCTGTCGTAAATTTGTTAGCAGCATCCTGGCCATTTTTCATAGCGGTTACGAGCTTGTCAAAATTATCGGAACTCCAATCATCCTCATATGCTTTACGGGCGTCTGCTATTGTAGTTTTAGACTCCTCAAGTTCTTTCCGCAGGCGTGTAATCTTAGCACTTTCTGCGCCGTCAACCTTCAATTTCAGAGCTTTGTTAATCGCGGCAGTTGGATCGATATTTTTTAACTCTTCTTTTTGGTCAGCGACGGATTTAACAGCTTTTGAAGTAGTGCTAATCACTCCGTCAGTTACCTTAGCAACTCTTTGCTCAATGTCGGTTAAGTTTTTGTCGTAGTCCGTCAAAGCCTTTAATGACACTATATCCTTTTTATCCAGTGCAGATTCTAACTGTGGACCAAGACGCTTTGCGTCTACTTCAATTTGCTCTAATGCACTATGAAACTCATTAAAAGCTTTACCGTTACCTTCAATCTCTTTGCCCTTAGCGATCGTGTTATTCAATGCATCAAATCGCTGCTGTAATTCTGTAGCAAGAGCCTGCCGCTGTTCAAGGTCTTGCGCACTCTTAATTGCGCTTTGTGCCGCCGCTTTGGCCGCTTCCTGGGTTTCTTTATTAACCTGTTTTACACCTTCCGCCATCTCGGTGGTCCGGCTAACAATATCTGCCCATGTTGTTGCGGCTTTTTCGCTGCCATTATAAAAGGCAGTAATGTCATCATTCAGTTCAGCAAATTGCTTGGTATAACTATCTTTTACAGCGCCGTCCGGCATCTGCTTGATCATGGAGCCAATATTGCCGGTCTTCATTGCCAGCGATGTCACATGGCTATTATCAGGGCTGGTTTGTAGCATCGCGTCCTTGCGGATCTTAGTGGAGATTTTCTTAATCTGCTCATCAACAGAGTTGTTAATCAGCTCCGCAAACTGGTCCATGTTTACCTCGTCGGTCATGGTTTTCAGTTTAGCAAGGTCCGTCATGCTGTCCGTAATGCTCTTGGCTGCATTCGTTAGACTATTAAATACGGCAGTAATTTCCGCAAAGCCATTCACAATGTCAGTCTTTGCCTTTTTAGCATCGACTGTACATTGCTGTGCCTTGGCAAGTTTTGCATCAAGGCCGCTGGTATCTTTCAGCGTAGCCAGTGTCTGACTCAACGCTTCATCCAGTGTTGCCTTAAATCGCTGGGTGGCTTCTGTTACTGCTGCATCAACTTTCGGCGTCACCGTCTTGCCGTTCTCATCTTTCGGCAGTTCAACACTGTTAATGGCACTCAGCTCACCAATGGACTTCTTATAAAAATCAACGATGTTATTGATAAAGTTTCCAAGCTTGCGGTAAGTTGTTGCATTTTTGCTTCCATCAATCTCAGCCACTTTGTCCAGGTTTTCCTGTAACCCTGCTGCAATGTTAGCATAACTGGTAAACAGCCGCTTCAATCGGTTCCCGGCGTTCACAAGGGTCTTTACACTAGCATCAATTGTTCCGCTGGCCTGTGCAGCTTCGCTCAGTGCGGTGGTAGCCCGGCCAACCTTTTCGCCGGCATTATTCAGGGTCGCACCAACAGTTTCCATTTGGGCAGAAAGCTCCTGTGCAGCACTCTGCTGTTGTTTTGCCGCATCGGCCGTTGTAGTCGCTGTACGCTCGCCAGTGGTTTTATAAGCCAGAATAATAGCGTTTACTTCATCAGATGCCGCAATAATCTGCGCTGCTTTTTCAGCAAACCCATTTGTCGCAGCGCCAATCTTGGCAAACTTGGTAAACACCGTGTGGATCTGGGTGCTGGCCTCGTTCGCTTTTGTAACACTGGCGGCCACATCATCCATGCTGGCAGTCTCAGCAGTGGCTTTCTTTCCACGCTTGGCCTTGGTTACGGTTCCGTTCATAAGGCCAGCGTTGGTCTTTATGTCAGCTAGGGATTCACTGTACTGCTTAAAAGTATTGTTCAAGGCAGTTGCAGCCTCAATCATGGGGCGAGTCGCTTCTTTTGCTCCGTCTGCACTGGTAGCCGCTGTTTTCAATTCGGTCGTAATGGTGTTAATTGAATTACTGGCATTGGTGATAGCATTTTTAACCGCGTCCGCCGCTTTTTCTGCGTTTAATACCAACTGCTGCAGCTTTACAGCTTCATCAACCTCGGTAGTATCCGCTTTCTGCGTCTTTTTGCCGCCGCGCTTTCCTTTGGCCGTTTTATCTTCCTTGGTCAGGCTGGTTAAAAAGGCAGTCGAGATTGCTAAGGTTTTATTGATGCTGTCAATGGCTGCATTAAATTCAGCAGCTTTTGTTTTGGTCGTTTCCAGCTTCGGGTTGCTCTCTACCACAGAATTAACAAACGCAGAAACTTTATCCAAAACATCTTTTACCTTGCTGGGGTTAATCGCAGAAAGTGTTTCAAGCAAAGTTTTCGCATCATCAGCCTTGTTTTTACCATCTGTAATACCGGTAGCCTCAGATTTTAATTTTGAAATTTCTTCTGCAATCTGCTCTTTTTGCTTAACCAGGGTCTGAAGAGCATCAATGCTTTTTTTAGTTTCTGTGTAAATGGCCTGCTCAGCCTCTAATGTACCATTTTTTGCAGCAGTGACATCCTTTTGCTTTTGAGCCATCGTATCAAGCTGAGAAATAATAGTTTCAGTAGTGCTTTTTATACGGGCTGTTATTTCAGTATCATCCAAATCCGGTTCAGACATGGTTTTTAACTCTGTCTGCGCATCACTTATTCCGGCAACTTTATTTTGAAGTTCTTTTTTTCGTTGTTCAATTCTTTCTTCAACAGCCTGGATTGTATTGTCTATACCAGAAACCATTTGATTTTTTACACTATCAGGTAAAATACCAATGGTCGAAGCAATCTCAACCCAATACTCTTGATAATCTTTTGCAGCAGTTTCAACCTCTTCTTCTGTTGATGTAGAACTTAATACTTTTTGACGGGCTTCATTTAACTTTTCAAACAAGCTTTTAAGAGTCGCAGTATAATTCAAGGCGGCAGAATTTAATTCTTCCGATGCCTTCATATCTATAGCCTTAATTACTGTTTTGAACTGTTTCGCTACCTTGTTAGAGTCTTCTTCAGTCTCCGCCAACTGATCCTTTACATAATCAGTAAAACTTTCATACCCTACATCAGGATCATCCCACTTTACGATATCTTCAAAGACATTGAAAACTTGTTTGATTTTATCAGTTTCGTTTCCAACGACATTTTTAATCTCTACTGCGCCTTTCTCAAAGCTATCACTCATCAAAGAAAAATAAGTGTCTATATCCTTACTGATATCATTAGAATTTTCCTGTAATCCCTGTTTTAATGTAGGATTTTTAAGAGTGCTTAAAAGTTTTTGCTGAAAAGAAGAAATTTCAGAAGAAACATCGTTTCCATTTTTTGCTTTTTCGTCGTCATTAGAATTTGTAGTTTCTGCATTTATTTCGGCAACAAGTGTTTTGATGTCAGAAATATTTTCTTTTATTTTTTGGTACTGCTTTATTTTTGTATTAAGAGCCGAAATCTCAGTATCTTTATTTATACTGTTTTTAAGTTCTCGTTCTTGTGTTGCAGTAAGCTTGATTCCCTCATTTAGCTGCTTTTGTGCGACAATCTGCTCTTGAGTGGCACTTGCGAGTTCTTTTCGTTTCTGTACACTACCAGTAAGTAGATTTATATTAGAAGTAAGCGCCGCCTGTTCCCGCTTTTGTGCCTGTTCAATAACTGCGGCTGCCTGCTGGGCGCTTTTAGCGTAGTCGTCAATGGCTTTCATAGTATTGGCCATTGCTTTTTCCAGCGTCCCGGAAATGGTTTTGCTGATGCTCTTTAGCTGTGTCTTTAGGTTTTTATCGCCAATCTGTACATTAAACTTTTTGTCTTTCGCAATCTTATCCAGTTTCCCCTGTACATCACCGCCGTCAGGTTCCACCTTTAACTTAATACTTAAATCTTCCGCCATATACTTTCCCCCTTACGGTTCGGCTCAAGCCTTCAAAGGCCGATTCTTTTCAAATCAGCCGCTCAAGACAAGAGCCGAAGCTCTCGTCGCGTTAGTTATCAGGGAACTGCTCTTTTATGGCTTTCACAATCTCTCCATGTACAGCGCTGTTCCCATCTGCGATTTCTTTTGCCGTGTTTGCCACAAACGGGCGCGGGTGCAAATAGGCCGCATCAGGTGGCGAACCCCAAATGTTTTTCACATCGCCCTTCTCCACCATCTCAGCAAGCGGTGTATTGGTGCCGGTTTTGTACTGCCCACCAACGGCTGATTCATTCGGCGCACCAATATCCTTTACCGTAAGCACATGTTCTCTCACGCTGCTCACCACGCTACTGTCGGCTTCCAATGCCCCTTCGCCCTGGCCGCGGCGCTTATATACTTTCGGCTGGTATACATCCAGTACATCTTCTTGGATATGCTTCTTCAGACAATTCTCCACAGCCGTTTTCGCCCCGCCATTCAGTGCCATGTTAATTCGCCGCTGCAATTCCAATTCCAGCCCTTTCTGTGTGCTTACCGTCTTGGCCATTTAACTCTCCTTGCCGTTCACAACCTCAATCTTCACGGGCGGTTTCTTTGCGGGCTGCTCTCCTTCGCGCACTTTCTTTACCAGATCAGCCAAAAATTCCTGGTCTCCCAACTGGCTCAAATTCCCTGCAATCTCTGCAAAGGCGTCTGCAATCCGGTCAAGCGGGTCCGGGTGGTTGATTGCATCAAATACCTTCATGTATTTTTCTTTCCGGTCTTTCATCTCGGCTTCACATGCCTCATAAAGTCCCGCTGTAATCACCGCAATATCCGGGTCTTCCACAATCTCAATGCCCTGTCGGCTGTAAACAAAGTCGCACATCTCATCTGTGTCCATCTTGTCCAGCTCCGCTTCCGGGGCAAAAAAGGTAATCACCGCAATGCGCCAAGCATAATCAAACAGCGCGTAATACTGCTTGCCGTCCTTCTCGCACATGTCGCAAACAAAATCCACAAATCGGATTCTGTCGCCCACACGGATGTTCTTCTTAATTTCCATAAAAAAAATACCTCACAAAATAAAAAGCCCCGCCCTTTTCAGGCGGAGCCGTGTTCATGTTCTATTCGGGTACCATGCCCTAATTTTGTCATGCTCAACAAACTTTTCTGTCGTTTCCTGGCATAATCACAATTTTACAGCGTGTCGTAGTGAACCTCCACACCTAACCCCGCCTAAATTTTACAGCTATAGACGTGGCTTGCGCTCTCCATTATTCGTAATCAATCCACCCGCCACGCCGTTTACGGTATACAATCCAACGCAAATGCTCGTCCGGGTACAGGTAATCAAATATCTTCCGTTTCATCAATGCCACAGTGTCCGGGCATCCTTTGGTGTCAATTACCTCTGTTGTGCCGTCTTTATATTTCAACCAAAAATCAGCCACATAGTTAATGGCTCGCACCGTCTCCATTTTTCCCCCACGTTCCTTGCGGTACTTTGGCTGTAGCTCATAGGGTTTCTGCAGCTGATAGTCCACAATCTCCCCGCTGGCAACCCCCGGCAGCACAACATCCTTGTAATATTTCATCTCAAGTTCAGAATCAAACACAATCCCGTCATAGGTGCGTTTGCTCTTGTCACGGCTCACATTATACTTACTTCGTCCGCTTACTTGCACAGCTCAATCTTCCCGTCTGTAATCTTAAACTTAACCACATCGCCAACGGCATAGCCGTCTTTCACCGGCACCTGGTAGCCGTGCCCATCACATTCAAAACCCATGTAGCCGCGTTCCTTGCTGTAGTATACAACCACGCCCTTCAGCGGGCGCACCTGGCGCTTCAGGGGCACTTTAGGCGGGGCAGCAGTTTCAACAGGTTCAATCTCCACATCGGCAATACCGCCGGTATTCTTGTCTTCCATGCACGCTACTCCTTTCGCGTTCTAAAAATGGAGGAGCTTTTCGCTCCCCCACGGATCAAACATCACAATTCAAACCTATATATAATAAGGTAGGAATTTGCGTTGATCACTCCATAAAGTTCATGCTGTAAATGTCGCCGTCCTGATTGGCCATGCAGTCAAAGGTGATAGAAACAGTGGTCGGATCACCAGTGTTCTGGAAAGCCAGGCTGAAACTTGCCTGCGGCTGAGCCTTGTAGTAAACCAGCTCGCACTGCACAATCTCGTCGTCCTCGGTCTTGAACGGCATCATACCGTGGACCTCAAAGGCACGCGGGAATGTGTCAGAATCAAACTTGACAGTCTGAACACCATCATTCTTGTCGTAGAAGTAGTAGGCAACATAGTTCTTGCCGTCCTGCAGGCCAGCACCAGTAACCTTCTTGTCGTTGGTGGTAAGATCACTGATCTCAGTACCGGCGTCGTCAGAAACAGCAAAAACCTGCACAGTGCCGGCCTTCGGGGTCTCACTCAGTTCAATGCCGTCAGTGGTAGCGGTCAGTACCTCGCGCTTCATAATCTTTGCAACCTTACCAATGTCCTGGCCGCTCAGCAGGGCAAACAGCTTAACAGGCATGATCTGGGTGTCAACTTTCAGGGTGCCTGCACGCTCGCTATCAAAGCCAACACGGTTCGGTGCGCCCTGGCCGCCCTTTGCAAACGTGCGGTTTGCGGTAAAGTCAGTGGTGGTCACGTTCGCAAAATCAATGGGCAGAAAAACTTTCTTGGTCTTGTAATCAAGCAGAACCAGATCAGCAACTTCACGGTTCGCCATATTCGGATTTACAACCATATCTTATTCCTCCGTTATCATTTATCAGTCTCCATGTGTTTGTACCATCCGCCAAGGTCGTTCTCGCCACCCCATACGGCATAGTTCATGTCATGGATCTCATTTTGTTTTTTTATGTTCTGACGGTTAAAAGTGTCATGTACCTGGTACACCGTCAAATCATAAATATTCGTATAATTCAGGCTGTTATGGTTTGTCGCCAGCGCAGAGATGATGTTCCCCAACTCCAAATCAGGGTTACTCTTATGCTCTTTTCGTTTCGATTTTTCATATTCAGCCTTTTTCTTTTGGAATCGTTCATAAAACTTGCGGGCAGCCTCATTTTTGAACTTCAAGTTTTCCTCCCGCTTCTGGTCTATGTACGCGGTTTGCAGGCAAATGTCGCAAATCTCTGCCCAGTTATCTCGCGTTATGGAACCATCAATCAGGATCTTATCGTCCACCTCGGTTTTATTCACCAGCACAGCATGGTGCGCTTCATCATATTCAAGCGGCGCATCAATAAAAAAGGCCAGTGCGGCAATCATCTCCGCCTGGCTTTCTTTGCTCATACTCAACAAATCAAAGGTGTTAATGGTGGCTTTTTCCTCCTCGCTCAAAGCTTCATACGGGTTCTCCTGCCCTGTTACTTTGGCAATGTCTTCAAACATCGCCTGTGGTGTCAGCAGCAAGGTACTTAGCGCAAACTGATAGCTCATATAGCCGCGCTTGTTAATGTCGCTCAGTCGGGGTGAGTGTACTCTGCCCACGTTTTTCACCATAAAACCTTCGGGGTTCAGCAGTTCATAGTACGGTACTTTCACTTTGCGCCACCCATCTTGCGGTTGAACGCCATCACTTCGTATGTAATGCAGCGGCCGTAATAATTATTATTCGGCTTGTATACATCGTTGTTCAGCAACCGTACCTTCCCAATTCCAAAATCTTCGCTGCCGTTCAGTAAACGGTCAACGTTCATAGCCAACACATCGGCCTTCGTCCCCAGCACGCCGGGGTGTCGGTAACTCTTCATTACCTTCTTATTGCAATAGGCAAAAATGTACAGGTACACTCTGTATGCCGTATTGCTCGGTGCCTTAGCCACTACAGTCTCCATGCACAGGTAGGTATCCGCCGTTTCATTGATTTCCGGCACATACTCAAACTCGTAAATATGTCCGGTACTAATGCTCTTATCGCCCAGTAGCATCTCGTCCGTGTCAATATCATCGTCCACGGGGCCAAGCAGCAGGTTAATAATGGTGTCGTCCTGTGCCAGCAGGGCGGCTACTTTGTGTTTGTATTCTCCCAGCTCACTCAGGTTCATACGTCCACCACCTTCACTGCAATGCTGTCTGTGCTCTTGCCGTCCGGTGCCACAACCGTCAATTTCACGGTGGCTCCATTCAGCACGGCATTATCCTCTGCGCATACCCGGCAGCTGTCCCCAGTTACCCGGTTCCACTGCACACTGTTGGCAAGGTATACCTTTGTTTCAAGTGCTTTATCATCAACGCTCAGGCTCCAGGTGCATCCCGGCAGCGGCTTGCCATCTACTGTGGCCTTAAAAATCTTGCCGCGCCCGCAAATGCGTACTTTGGGTTCGCCCGCGTATTTAATAATCACTTCGCCGTCCTCCGGTGCCTGCCTTACCTCCTGGTAATCACACAGCATCTTTTCGGCGTTATCCTGTTCTTCCACATGCTGATCCTGTTCAAGGTTCAAAACCAAAAATCCCGTCTGGGCGTCATTCCAGTCATAGCGTTCTGTCATAGCGTCCACACAGGTCACACGGTAAGTTTTTGGCTTGCCATTGATCTGCTCCATCATCAGGCGTTTCCCCACATCCAGCAAAGCCGATTCCTCATCATACGGTATTTTCACCTGGAATTCGCGGCTGGAAATGGTCATGTATACATCTTCGTTCAGGTTGGAAAAATACGGCTTATCCACAACCGCCCACCGGGTAATAATTTCCCCGGTCTCATGGTTCTGCCACTGGATGCTCCGGTTACATAGCTCAATTTTGCCGCGCACGGTTATTTCATCGTCCGCATCGCGCTCTGTAATCAGCCAATGGCTTTTACTAAACAGCATAATTTTTCCAATCTCAAAGTTGTCTCCCGGCATGGTGCGTATAATCTTCTGGTTTGTCACCGTGCTGCTAATAATCATCATGTGGTGGGGTACCCCCTCAATCTCTACCTCTTTATAGGCAGGGGAGTCAGGCCCCATTCTCAGCGTGTCCCGTTTGCTCTTTTCAACCATCCGGTCACGTCGCGTACTTCCGTGCCTGCCAAGCATAGCAGCATATGTCTCATAGTTCATACGCTACCACCTCACTCAGTCAAGCTCGCAATTTCCCCATTGCGGAAAGAGTACAGGTTAATCTCCTTCATCTGCTGCCGCTCTGTCGTGGTCAGCAGGGTCGTCATCTTCTCCAACAGGTTGGCTGGCGAAAACAACGTAAAATCCTTTGTGCTCAATCCGTTCTGCAATGCGTCTGTGTTATAAACATACTGGCGCACAAAATGCACAATCATGCCCAGTGCCAAAATATCCTTCTCGCGGTTCGTCAGCGTAATGTTGAACTCCAACAGGTCATCTTCCCTATCATTCAGGTCCTGTTTGCACACATCCTCAAAATCGCTGATTGCCATCTTCAAAAGATCCAGCTGCATTGCTTCTCTTGTCACCGCATCGTAGTCCAGGAACTCATAGTTGCGGACTTGGCCACGGTAACGCTCATAAACTTCCTCGTATCTTGTGCCCATTGGCCCGCACCATTCCTCTCATTATTCTTCGGTTCCGCCGATCGTCACAATCTCAACGCCGCTCTTGCGGGTTCTGGGTTTCTTGGGTGCCTCCAATGCAACGGATTCTTCCAAATCGCAATCCAGTACATCGTTCAATGCTTTAATCATGGCACGGCTGTCCAGCTGGTCTGCCTTCAGCATCTCCTTTGCGCGGATACGGATGCTGTCGCGCATCCCCTCGCTCATCTTGGGCACCTTATCGCGGATCTCATCCGGGGTCCACTTAAATACCTCGTCAAAGTTCTCCGTGGTCAGCGCATTCTTATAGTAACGTTCCACACCCAGCTTGCGCAATACGTTGGCGTCCTCAATCAAAATCCAGTTATCACGGAAAAACCGCGGCTGGCTGCCACGCATTACAAGCAGCTCGGCATAGTCCATCTCCTGCACCTCGCCAAACTCGGTCCACTCAACGGTGTAGCCGGGGTTGCGGGTCGAAGCATAAAACAAGTTGCCATGGGTGCCGTTCTTGCATTCCACCATGGTTTCATTGGTAATCTTCGCAGTTGCCAAAACATACCTCCAAAATATTCCTTATATAAAAAAGAACCCCGCCTTGCGGCAGGGGTATCGTTCAGCTCAAAACCTTATCAGGCAAACTTGTAGCTGCCAAAGTCGCGGTCCAGAATAATGGAAATACCGGTACGCTTGGTCATCAGGAATTCCTGGGTCAGGTCGGCCTTGTTCATCGGGTCGCCCATCAGCATGGTAACTTCACCCTCGGTAACGCGCTTCACGGGCTTGGTGTCACCGGCAAAAATGTAAACAGTGTCGTCAGGCAGAATGAACTCAGTAGAGCCGATCTTGTGGCGCTGCTTCATCGCAATCATCGGGGTGCCGGCAATGTGGCCCAGGTAGCCCATGCTGTACAGGTCGCTCTTGGCCTGCTCGCCCATGGTAGCAGTAGTAATCTTGCGCAGTGCCTTGCGGGTACCAACGATAGTAGCAGTGTCTCCGGTAGAAGCTTCAATGTGCTCAATCAGGTCAAGCAGCTTGTCCTCATTGTAAGAACCGCTCTGGGTATAAACGGGGTCCAGCTTGGTGAACATGCTGGTCCATGCCAGATAAGCGCTGTCCAGATCGTACTGGGTAAAGCTGCGGCCAACAGTGTCAACCAGGTCATTAAAGTCAATACGGCCAGCCAGTACGCGGTTCATTTCCTCGTAAACCTTCACAGCACGCAGCTGGGTATTCACAGTAATGTCCTGGCCGGCTTCCAGACGCTGACGGCGAACGCCCTGGGTGCCTTCAGCAATGTCGGCAACAGTCAGCAGGCACGGCTTGGTGGCATGGAAAATATTGGTATCACCCAGAGAGGTGTTACGGTCCTCAATAAAATTGGTAAAGAACTCGTCACCCTTCAGGCCCTCTTCATTGACCTTATCAATCAGAACTTCGGTAATAGCAAACAGGTTGTTGCACTTACCGTCGCGGATATCTTTGTAGTTCATGCTGGTCTTGCCATTATTAGCCTCAATCATGGCCTGGCGCAGAACTTCCTGGCTGTCTTTCACGCTGTATTCGCCCAGGTGGCCATGGTAGCCATCAACGGCCAGCTTAATCAGTTTCTCATCCATGTTAATACTCCTTTACATATAAAGATAGGTGCAGCCATAGGCCACACCAGTAATTAGTTATAACTAACTCGCTGATACAAAAAATCAGGCGATCACGTCAACGATGTAATAGGTATACTGGCCATCGCCAAAGCCAACCTTCACAGGATCGCGCTTGATCACACCAAAAACATTGTCAGCAGAAGCATCAGCCTCAATTTTCAGCTTGGTAGAACCAGCAGCAAAGGCAACAAACTTGCCCTTTTCGGGGGTACCGTCAAAAGCTTCAGCAGTAACGCGGAAAGAATCAGCACCGGCAACCAGCAGGTAAACGCGAACAGGCTTGCCAGCTTCGTTCTCCCACTCGGTCAGGTAATGGGTGCGGGTCTCATCGTAAAACAGCTCAACGCCGGCAACCAGGGCCAGCAGGGAACGCTTGGAATCAGCAGCAGGTGCTTCAGCCTTGTAGGTTTCGGGGCCGATCGCATCACCAATCACAACAATGTTGCCATTATCAATGGCGGCAGGGCTGCCATCCTTGTAAAAAACAACACTCTTCAGGTAGGCAGCGTTGCTGGAACCAACCAGCATATCGGTGCCAACAACAGCATGTTTAATGTTAGCCATAATATGTAACTCCTTTTTTTTACTCTTTTGTATGCAGGTAACGTTCGAACAGGTCGCCGTAGCGCTTCTCTGTCTTCTGTGTGCCATTCACGCCAAACCGGACCTTGTTTACCTCGCCCTTCTTTTCTTTGGACGGAACATAACTGAACTCAGCGGCCTTTTTGCCCAACAGCTTGTAGCAAGCATCTTCCAAAACGGTAAACTCCATCGTCTTGTTATCTCGCAGCTTGGCATAATCAGCATCGCCATCCAGCTTCTGATCCATAACGGCAAACAGCTGTTCGCGTTTAGCACTCTCTTCTTCTTTGGCAGCAGCAGCCTCGGCCGCAACGTAAGCATCATATTTCGGCTTCATCTCGTCATACTCTGCTTTCAGTTCGCTGTACTGCTTGTTGGCAGCCTCCAGTTTTTCGGTCTGCTCTTTGGCCTTGTCGCCCATGGTGCTGTATAGCGCGGGCACGCCCATATCGGCACTGCCTTCATCCCAGGCTTCGTACTTTACCTTCATGCGTTTCTTGCTGGCAAAATCAACTTTCACGTTGTCGCCATCCATGGTAAAGGTAAAGCTGTAGATCTTCCAATCCTGGCAATCCATCACAACGGCAAGATCATCCTGCACATCCTGCAGCCAATAGCGGCTCACTTCATAGCCCCACGGGTCAATCATGGTTTCAGCGCTAATGGCCTCGTTTACTTCGTTCAGCTTGTCGCACAGGTTCAGGCTGTAATCTGCAGCAGGCTCGCCGCCTTCCGGTTCTGCCGGGGTTTCGGGTTCTGCGGGTTCAGCAGCAGGCTCTGCCGCCGGCTCACTTTCCGGTTCACCCTGCGGATCTTCCGGCTCGGCAGATTTTGCCGCAGCCATCTCTTCACACTTCGCTTTCAGTTCCTCAATGGTAATTTCCTCCAAAGAGAACTCCAGCGTAGAAGCGTCAATGCCGTAAGAAGCCAGAATTTCTTCTTTTTCTTTCAAGCAATCGTCTCCTTTCGCAAAATTATCTATCTGAGCCTCCTTGGAGGATTCAGATCTCTGTAAAGCTGTGTATTCCGCCAGCATATCCTTAACCTGGCTCGCAATCGTCGCGGCGGTAAAATTCGCCGTAACTGTGCTGCCCGTCATTGCTGGTCGGATTTGCGGGTCAGTGGTGGAAAGCACGCAACAGCCATCAAAATCAAAATTCTGCACAACATAGTAGCCGTCTTTATCCACATAGCCTTCCATGTTGGTGATCTCCATGCTCTGCCCTTTCACCACATCCCGCTCAAAAATCCCACAGGAATCGTCAAACTTGGTCCACAGCAACCCGTCAACGCGCAAATATTCCCGTGTTTTTCCTGTGCCGTCATCCCGGCTTACCCAGCGCGGGTTGCAGCTCTCCGGTATCACACCGTAAGCGCTGCCGGCATATACATATCGAATCCCGTCCTCGTCCACAATCAGCTCATGTTCGTGGCCCTTAAAATCAAGCTCATCATCGTCATTTTGCTCAATGTATCCAAGGATCGGGGTATTCGCAATACTCTTTGCTGCCCGGTCAACTACCTCTTTTTCAAACCGCGATCCGTTCAGGTTGCCGCCAGTATGCAGCACATCAATCGTCACGTTAATAAAACGCGTATCTTTACCCATCACTTCTCCGGTTTTTTCAAAGGTAATTGGCAGGCGGTTCAACCGCTCACTCACATCCAATCACCCCGTAAACTAAAAAAGGCCGCTTGCATAGCGGTCTCTCAAAAGTAATTTCGTTTTTTCTGCTGTGCGGCAAACTCCTGCACAGCCTTCAAATCATCGTCGTCAAGTTCAAAAATATATACTGTATGGCCGCCACTATCGCGCTCTTCCCGTACCAGCTTCTTTTTCTGGCGCAGCAAATATAGTACCACGTCACGGCCGCGTACTTTAACTTCACGCTTCATCGCTCAATCAGCCTCCTGTCGCCAGGTCTTCCTCGCTGCTGTTTTCGCCTGCGTCTGTCAGCGCCTTACCTTCACTTGCATTGGTGGGGCGTCCGCCTTCATCTGTCGCGGCATCACTGTTAGCAGCGCTCTGCGTATTGGAGCTTATCAGCGGCACCTCATTGGCCGACAGGTTCAATACCGTGTTTTCCAGGTACTGCATGTTCTCCACATCGCTTGGGCTGTATCCGCTTGTCGCCATAATGGCACTGCGTACCGGCATTCCGTACTGGCCATCTTTTACAAAGCGGTCATGCACTTCCTGCCGGTTAAAATACGTCACATCTAAAATATTTACCTTAAACTTAACTGCCGTCGAAACACTCTTTAATTTACGGTTGATCCAGCGTTCAATCTGCCGCATCATCGCAAACACAATCATCTGGTCATTCACGGTAGAAAGGCTCAGCGTAGAGCTGCTGGGGCCTTCACCGCCACCAAACAAAATATTGTTTACACCCGCCTGTTTCCACATCGAATTTTCGGCTTTTGCTACATCGTCACTGCCGCTTACAGCTCCACTTTTTTCAAAGTCCCAGCTACTGATCTTCATCGGACTCATAATCGCGCCAATGTTCTCCGGCAACACGTTGCACAGCATGTCGTAAAACTCTTTGCACAGGTCGTAGTCAATCAAAAATGTACCGTCATCCCCCACCGGGATCTCCAGCGCCAACGCCTTGTAATTATTCACTTCGCTGGCATCCTTGCTGATCGCCCGGTAGTCTTCAATATCCGCCAGTGCGCTGAACAAGCTCACAAACGGCGGAATCGGCACATACGTCTGCTCGTTTACTTTCAAACAGATAGAATTTTCACTTGACAACTCCTGCCACTTCAAGCCGGAATCCTTCTGGTACGCACTGTACATCGTGGTAAATTCCGGCGGAAAATTTGGCAATCGCTCATTGTGGGAATCAAAGTAAGAAAAATTGAACGCAAAGTTGTATACACCATCCTCAATGCTGCTGATCTTGCAATAGTCTGCATCCAGCTGCTGGAATGTGTAGCTGTCGTTCGTTTCCCATGCGTACCCGTAATACACATCATCACGGAACGCCACCATCAACGCCCGGCTGAACTCGTGCCGCAGGTTCATCTTTTCCAACTGTGCCGTCACCGCATAGTAACCTTTTTTGAATTTTTGCAGGTTCACATTCTTGGAATAATCAACGCCATACGGCACCACAATGTAACTGAACGTGCTCATGTTGGCAAAATACTGGATCAGTCGCCTGTAATAGTTCGAAATATTGAACAGGTATTGGCTCATCTGCCGTAGCTGCACTTCATAGTTGGCCGGGTTCCCCAAATAGGTAACAATCTGGCTCTTGGTGTACTTTTTATAAGTAGGGTTGTAGTCGCGGTTATTTTCCAGGTCGCGGATCTTCACGTTTGCCAGGTTCGCATATCGCACCTTACTCATAAATTCCGTCAATGGCACAAAGCTTTTCTTGCCGTCCGGGCTGATCATGGCGACCTTTTTCTGCTGTATTTCTTCCATATAGCCGCCTCCTTAATGCCGCAGTCTGGGCGCTCTAAAGTTTATTTCAATCTTCTTATTGCGCATAAAGTTTTTACTCATCATGCGTTCAACCTGCAGCGCAATGTAATAGTTGTAGCTCAGGCTGCTGTAACGGTCCTTGCGTGCGCCGGGCTTCTCATGCACACGGATCAAATTATTCGTTGCTTCATATTCCAGGTTCACCAACTCATTTACAGCCAATCCGGTATTGATATACGGCATCTGCAGCGCCATCTTCTCCATGGGTGAAAGCTTGTCGTAACCTTTAATGTTCGCCCGCAAAATCTCTTCGCAGTCATATTCGGATTCCAAAAACCGGATTCTCCCTTGTTGGATTCCGCTTCGCAACGCAATTGTCACGTCATTATTAAACTGGCTGCTGCCCATGATCGCCCAAATCACCTTGGGTGCCGTCTTGTCGGGGCACCGCTCCTGGAAATCCGGGTTATTGCAGCAGTTCAGCGGCGGGTATGTCTCGCCCGTCTCCGGGTCATAGCACTCGTGCATCAGTAGATCCATAATGGGGGCACCAAGACCCTTTGCGTCAATGCCAATGTAGTCACACTCAAAATACTTAAAGTAGCGGCGTAGCTTCAGCACCAAATCTTGCGTAATAATACCCTCGCAGTTTTCGGTGTACACCATGTTGCTGGTACACTTGCCCGTACTGTCCGGCACCAAACTGTTCAAAAAGATGCTGGTAGCGTCATTGTCGCGGCGCTTAGAACTCATCAAAGCAATATCAACCGTCAAAATCCGCTTCTCACCGGTCTTCTTGGCCGGCAACTGGCAAGCCGCCTTATTGTTCAAAATCATGTTTGGCGCATAGAACGCTTTTATGATCCTGCGCTGCTTGTTAATGTCGTCAAAGCTAAATAGCCCGCCGTCTGTCGTGCCAATAAACAGCGCCTCATTTTCCATGCGGAACCGTATGTCAGAAAACGTCGATTCTGTCATCTCGTCTTCTACCTGGCTCTTCAGCAGCAGGTTTTCCTTAATACTCATCTGGTATGGGAATCGGAAACAATAGTAATTTTTCGTGGTGTCAAACATGTTCACAAAGTAATCTTTGCACAAATCCCATGACCAGTGCTGTTCAAACCATGCAGAGCTTAGGTACATCTGCTGGTTGCGTTCCGCCAAATGGGCGTACTTGGGGTTGTCCATGTAGCCGGGGTGGCGGATGTAGTTCAAAAACTTCTTCAAAACCAGATCCAGCACTTCCTTGTCAACCATGCGGTACTCGTCAATGATCAGCAAACTCGCACGGCCGCCACGGGCAGTATCTGCGGCGGTCACAACCTCAATCACACTGTCATTGCGGAAGGTTATCTTCGCCACACTCTGGTTTATCGTTATATCTTTTATCTCACTGCGCAGTAATGGACTTCGCGGCACCAACTCCTGCTCAATCTTTTTCAGTACCAAGCTGCCCTGGTTTCGCGTTTTGCTCGCAATCACAATCAAGCTGCCTGGGTACAAGATCGCTTTCCAACAGCAGAAAATTGCACATAGGAACGTCTTGCCTAGCAATAATGTTATCCTACCGGCTTTTTATCCGGTAGTTCTTATGGTTTCCCATAAGTTCAGCATACATTTTCACCCTCTAAGGGTGCCGGGCACTCGTGGGCGGATTATATTCTGTCAGTAACAGGTTCACTGCCTATGCGTTACAATACCTCCTTCTATTAAAAAGGTAGGTTATCTCGGTATTAGCATTTTACAGCCTCTACCGATTTTGTCCGGTTCTCTCAAGCTGGTTTCCCAACCTGGGGGCCTAGTGTTGACCACGCGCCGCTATAAAACAAAAATTTGTGCATAGCGCCATGCAATAAATCAAAATCTGTTGGAACATCTTCAGGTTTACGTTCAAATAATCCTTGCAAAACCTCTGCGGGTTTGCCCGGTAAAAGCTGGCCCACAGCGCCACGGCATTCATGATCCGGCTTGTCTTATCTTCCGTAACCTCTCTTGCAGTTTTCTTCACCATTCAAGCACCACCTCACTCTCCGGGGGTGCCAAAAATAGCGTTGCGGATACTCTCGTTCTCTTCCTCTTCTCCGCCGGTGTATTCAGGCCGGTGCGCCGTATAAGGTGCCATGCCTTCCTCGTATTCTTTCTGCCACGGGTTCTTGATTTTGAACAGTTCCATCATTGGCCCTGTCACCCAAGTACGGAAATATTTACCAATCCCATCCACATCCCGCCATTCGGGCGCAGCTTCCGGGATCGGCTTTTTGTCTTCCCACTTTTTAATCAAGGTACCAAAGGTATTTGCCTCTGCCAGCGCATTATCGTTCGTCTGGTTTGGCTTAATATTGGCGCTGCCCAGCAGGTTCTGCAAAGTATCGCTGGCCTCTTTTACCTTCTTGGTGTCACCCGTCTGGTATGCCTTGGTCAGCATAATCTGCGCCATACTGATTGCTTTGAACAATTCTTCCTGTGCCTTGGTGGAGCACTCATACCGGGTAATCCAGTCCTTGTATTCATTGTCCAGCCGCACATACTCGGCCTCGTTGAACCCTGGTCCCCAAAACCCAACCATGCGCTGGCTTACCTTGCCGCCGTTTGGTCGTGTCTCGCTGATATCGCTTACATCATTGATCACCCGCCCGTTAATTTCTTCCAGGTAGGTATCAAAGGTCTTGCCATGGTTTTGGGTCATGTTGCAATGTCTGATCCAAGCTGTCATCCGGCTTGTGTTCGGGGCGTGCTTTGCCGTGCTTTTCAGCAGGCCCTCACTGTAATAAATGTCAAACAGCATGCACACCCGCTTCATGGCCTCATCCTCATTACCCAGCGCCTGGGTATAATGGTCAACCAGCTTGTCCATGCAGCTTTTGCATACCGGAAAGTAATGGTTGTTCCCTCGCCACAGCTCGCTCTGCGCAGGGGAAAAATTATCCTTCTGGTGCATAAACCGCTTGCCGCAACAGGCGCAAACAAAATACGCAGGCCCATCGTCCTCTGCCATCATGCGGCGGATCTTGGCCTGCGCTTCTGCGTTTTCTCGTAAAATTGTAGCTTTATTTTTAGAGCCTTTCGGTCTTCCGGCCATGTTCAGTCACCCGCCTTATCGGCGCGGTTCCCGTTCTCATCATAATCACGGAAGTTGTTCCGGCACTCGTTCCAAAACTCTACCACATCCATCAATTTCTGGCTGCGCTTAAACACACAGTAGCTTGTCTGGGTAATGGGGTTCATCTGCCGGCTCTCATAGCTCAAACCAAACGCCTTCAAAAAATTCGTAAGCCGCGCCGAATAACTGCAAAAGTATTCGGGCTGCTTCTTCTCATACTCACCCACTCTAAAAACCATCCCCTCTCATCAAAAAATCCCACGCTCTAATCCAGCGTAATATCGTAACAGCAGTCCACGCCGTAAGCATTCACCACCAGCACGTTCTGCTCCGGTTTATTTCGCAATCTCTTATCCATGCAGTAGTTGTCCGCGCCATCCACACAGCCGCTTTCGTACACTTTCGTATCGTATACAGTCGTCAGGGCATTGGTGTGGCGGTGTCCCATCAGCACAATATCCGGCTTATCACCTGTCATCATGGTCAAGGTCTGTACCACACTGCCCGGTGTGTCTTTGTCGCCATGCACCGCGTATACAAGCCGTCCGCGAACCATAAAGTCCGCAATCGTCTCGTCAATCGTATTCTGGTAGGTTTCTACATTACCCAGCGCCGTGCAGCGTGCGCCCACAATATAAGTCACAAGCTTGTCCAGGTATTCACCGTGCTGGTTATCCTCCTTGGCAGGGAACACCCGGCTGTGGTTGCCCGGCACACTATAAATGTATACACGTTCAAACATACGGCTCAGTTCGGCCACAAACCAACTCACGGCTTCCCCGGCGCTGATCACCTGGTCCACTACATTCTCGTTGTTTTCCAGCCGGTTGTTCAGGTGGATCTCACCGTTTACCAGATCTCCGCCCAGCACCAAAAAACAATTCTGGCCATTGTGGCGCTGCTGGATCACATACACCTTTTCTGCATAACGCTTCAGCCGGGCACGCAGTACCTGTTGGTCAAAGCTGTTGTAAAGGTTCTCAATCTTGACTCCCGCATGCAGGTCGGTCAGGTGAACAATCAGGTCGGTCGTCAGTGCTTCTGTACTAACTACCCCAATGTGTTCAAAAGTCTCCGGCTTATAAGCGCTGAATCGCCGTTCAATCAGCTCTCGCATGCTCTCTCCACGGGCTTGTACCCGCATCAGGCGGCTCACTTCATTGCGCTCATCTCGCAGCTTAACCTTTTCTTTCTCCAGCTCGCGGCGCTGCTCTTTAATCTCGCCCAAAATCTGCTGGGCGTCACTCAAGTTGGTTTCACTGGCGTGCGCCAGCATGCTGAACGCCTTCCAGTTCTTGCGGTATACGCACTCATCCTTGTCCTGGCCCAGCTCTTTATTGATTACATCCGCCACATCGTCCCAGGTGCCAATCTGGTCCTTGGCAGCACAAATGCGGTAGATGTATTCATTGTCAGTTTCCTTGGCAAGCTTGTGCAGTTCAAGCATTCACGTCACCCCGTGTATTCACAATTCTGGTGCGGCGCTGGCCACGCTCCATCTCAGCCAAAGCTTCCTGCGCAAAATAGTTGTTGGGCAAAGCCTGCAGCACATACGGCAGCTCGTCCACCATCGTCTTGTTCACGGTCGTAACCATATGCACACCGGGGAACTTCTTGCGCAACATTTTTGCTTCTTCCTTAGAAATAACAATCATCTTCAAAAATCTCCTTATAAAAAAATAATCTGAGAATAAAAGAACCCCCGGCCATAATGGTCAGGGGCACTCCACCCTCTATAATCATATATAGGGGGTTTTCAGCTTCAAGCGTTACAAGGTATTATTTCTGCTTCTGTAGCGGGTCACGCGGGCCAATGTCTTGGCGTTTTTTTCCAATTCCGCGCAGGTCTTGCAGTAGTGTGCCTTGGCATTCCACGCAATCTCTTCCCCACACTTTTCGCAGTACCGGTTGTCAAACAGCCCGATCTTTGCGCACAATTTATCCATGTCCAACCGGTTGTTCTCTGCCGTCACATCCCAGCAGTAAACACCTTCGCTTTTGTGATCATAAAACGGATACTCATACAAACAGCCAATCCGCCCCGGACCCGGCTTACAAGTAATTCGGTTCAATATACCGCACTTGTCACTCAGCACATCCAGCTCCACCGGCGCTTCATAACCGTCCCACCAGTTCGCGCCATCAATGTGTATCGCTGTCACATCTCGCCCAAAGCAAGAGCAAAACTGTTTAATCTTGTATCGGTTCATCAGATCCAGCGTGTCGCTACCATTCAGCCGGCACATAATAATCACACCAAGCAAAACCTTTACCTGTCGCTGCGTCAGCCCATAAGTACGGATCGCCAACTGGATGTAAGTCAGGTCGCTATCATAAAGGTAGATCTTGTCAACCTGCCGCAGTCCACACTTCTTCAGCTGTTTTTTCTTGTACTGCTGGATTAAGTCCAACCGGTCATACTGCCTTATGTACTTGGGGTCTGTATGGGCCAGCTGCATATCTGCACAAAAATCTGGCTCATACCCACTCTGCGCCAACAACCGCCGTAACAGCCGCGGGCTTTCATTGTAATCGTCAAAGTTATCCAGCAGCATCTTTTCATTGCAATAATAGCTGTAATACATTACCCCTCTCCTCCTTCAATCGGTTCAATGTTCAGTTCGTTGCCAACCGGCACCAGGGCATAACGCTTGCCCAGGTACTCGTATTCACCGTCATCGCACAGCTGCGGCAAGCAAATGTTCACCTGCTGGATATTCTCCACAATGCCGGTGCCGGCCACCACCCACATAAACTTCTTGCTGCGGCGGGGGTATTTCTGGTAGCAAAGTATCACGGCAATGTTGGCCAGTTCTTTGGGGTCAAGGCAAATCTCTGCACACCGGGCACGGAACTTGTTGTAGTACAGCTGCCAGTCAACCTCAAAGTTGGCGGCAAACTCCTTTGTAACGCCCTCAGCCTCCAGCTCATCTTTGAACCGATCAAAGTAACGGCAATGGTGTTCAGTCTCTGCCAGCTCGGCTACCGTTTTATTAAACTCAAAGTAGATTTTTTCAATCGCATCAAAATGCTCCTGGCTAAATCCCACCTCCGCGTCAATCATAATTGTGTAATCAAACCCGTCACTCCTTTTGTGGCGCAGCCCGTCCGCCCACTTTTCAATAACCCAACACATCTTATTCATGTTGCTGTGGGCGCAGCTCAGGCGCTTCATCCGCTTGTAGTACGGGCTTGCATACTTCATAAAATACGGCAAAGGTCTGCCATACTTGGCAATCTGCCGCGGCACCGGGTACAACACACCGGTTTTTGCAAAATCGCATTCTTGCTTGTGGACTATATCATCATCTCACACTCTTGGCGTGTATGAGAGGCTGGCACTTCCACGCCGGATTTTCACCGGATCGCGTACATCCCTTGCGGGCTAGTCTCTTGACCTTCCTTATTACATGTATAAGGCTTGGCACAGGATTGTATTAACCATGATAGTTTCCCTGTTAGCACACAGACAAAACGCCATTTCCTGCGTTTCCACATTTGTCCTGTGTACACCCTGCTCTTGCAGGTTCACCAGCTGTTTCCACTGCGCGTCACCGCACAGGGCCACCGATTCTTGATGGCTTTCGTTTTTCAATTACCCCGTATGTCACCATACAGGCCAGACTATCTCTTCCATGTTTCCATGGCCACGCGCTTGGCGTCCGGGCTATCATCTCCCGGCCTACAGGGCTACACTCATCACCCTTAGTCGTTACACCTTCAATAATTGCCAATAACTGGCAATCAAAGCTTGGCACGGTATTGTCTTTACGCTGTATTGTAAAGAGTTTCACCGTTAGCCGCCTATTAGGCGACACTGCTGATAAGGCATTCACGCGGTTTTACAACGGCGAAGCCACCGTTGGTTATGGAGAGCAGGTCAACATACCGGGCGTATGTTTCTTTCTGCTTCTCGGTTTTTGGTGTTTTGTTGTGGTAGCAGCTCGCGTAATTGGAAATTTCACCAATCAAACTCTTCAAGCTGCGCATAATGCACGCCGTGCGGTTCTGGATCGTGTCCTTCTCCGCCAGCGCAGTTACTTTATCTTCAATGTCAATTACAATTTTTGCGTTCCTGTCCACACCCTTCATCATCAAAGGGCTGTCAAGAAGCAAAGTTAAATCGCCATCGTACATACCTACGTTGTTTTTTATAGGTATAGACTATATCTTCTACCGGTCTCCCGGCAGCGGTGCGCTCCAAACTGCGTGTCAATAGCAGCCTTACCCTGGTACACTCATCCCAGATAGTCGTTGCAGCCGTTTCCAGCCACAGGATTCTCCTGCCGTCTCTCAGGCAGACATTCCCTGTTAGCAGCCCGTAAGGGCCACACCCCTGACGAAGGGTTCACACCGTTCCAAATGCTGTGTTACCACAGCCCCGGACCATCATCCGATCCGCGCCATTTAATCTCTGCGGGGTAATACTCTTGCAATTAACAATCAACGTGTTCACCAACTGGCCGCAATATTTTTCCAGCAGCGGGTTGGTCACGCCCTTCAGGATCACATGCTCACTCTTGCAAATGTGCGGGTTGCGTTCAATCAGCCGTTCGCCAAGCGTTGTTCCTGTTCTGTCAAAACTGTAAAACTCATCCGCCTCCAGCGCCCCCTTCAAAGGTAGGCCGGCAATGTGTTCCATCAGCATAATCAGGTCAGGTACTAAGAACTTAAAGCTACCGCGCAGCCACAACTTGCCGCACTTCATGTCGTCCTTATATTTTCCAAGCAGATTGGTTATGTACTTTCGCACCCCCTCCTCTTTCAGCATCTCCGGGTTCTTCAAAATCGCCGCGCAATAATTATTCAGCGGTTTGTGCCGGTCAGCCAGCATGCCCAAAAAGCAGTAGGTGTATACCGGGTCACCGTTCTCAATCTTTTCAACCCAATCAATGCTGTAATCTGCCAGATGCTCAAACTCGTCTACCGGCAAATCCAGGTCCTGCAAAATCTGGTAGTTGCCGCGGGTGTATAGCGGTTCTGTGTCAATATCAAACTGCCACTTTGCAATGCCAATGCAGTGTTTGTTCTTCTTGAACTGGTACCAGTATTCCTCCCAGTCCGCAATCGTGCCGGTCTTCTTAAAATACTTGTACCCCTTGTACATGCTCTCACACGCAATAATCTTGGGTTCAGCCCCTGGGCTGACATCGTGTTCCACGCCCCAAATGTCTTTAATAAACCGTACCCCGCGTTCTGCAAAAAACGTTTCATAATCCATCTGGTTCAGTACACCCTTAAAGTACGGCATACGCCACACCACACTGGTCACGGGCGTCTCACTGCCCAACCGCCGCTGTATCTCCTGCATAATCTTGGGGTGTGCAATCCCGCAGCCGTCAAAGGCATTTATCTCAATGTCGCGGGTAGTTTCTGCAATGTCTTTCTGCACCCACTCGCGGTCAGCCCCGGTCTTGCGGTCTTTGAACTGGATCTTGCGGTCATATACATATTTAATGTTCTGGTTTGGTATGGTCACAAAGCAGTCCGGCACTACCACAATGGTCGGATACCAGTTCTCAATGCAGTGGCAGCTGGAATACATCAGGCCGCGATAAGCGTAAAATTTCTGGTTTGTTCTTCTGCGTTCGCTAGGCGTAAAAGTTTCAGCTTGCAATTATATATCAAAGCCTCATTTCTCTATGTTTCCATAGATGCACTGACTATATCTTCATCCCAGTAGGATGCTCCCCATTCTCGGCGCTTTGCCTTACCCGCATTCGCGGTAGTCGATGAACGTTCCCCTGTTCAGGGCTTCGCTGCTGATTACCTAATCCTGGCAGTTTTCCAGCTTTCACACTTGCGCTTGTTTCATCGCTGTGTTGTAGCCCGCCAATCTCTAAAGGCGTTCCAGCAATTAAAGGAGTTTGCTAATAACAATTACTTGCTATAGGAGCAATTTTAACAACTACTCAATACTGTTTCCTGAATTTGTATTCCCATCGTGATTCTCACGTCAAGGTCGTGGGCCAACCGCCTGTCCACAAAGCTCAAAATACCCTGCCGCACCATACTGGCGCTGCGTTCACTCAGCACAAACTCTTGCTTTCCAATCTTAAACCCGTGCTGGATCAACCGCTTCATGGCCGCCTTTTTGTTCTGGCCACCCACGCAATCCACAAACACAACAAACCGGTTGTACTCGTTGCTTTCATATGTAAGCAGCCGGATCTGCCGGAACAGCATGTTATCACCCTGCTTTACATAAAAGCGCTCTTCCTCCTCCTGGCTGATCTGGATGTTATAGTCATGGTTGATAATGTAGGTCAGGTTCAACTTTCGCACAATATATAGTGGTGGTGCGAACATTACTCGTCCTCCTTGTTATTCGGGTCATCCTCTTTGTTCTCGGCTTTTTCCAGGTTGTAAATCTTTTCAATGCTAACCCGCCCGCTGTCAAACGCCTCACGGGAAAGTGCCGCCCACAGCAGCGCGTACAAAACTGGCAGCGCCACAAAAATTCCAACTGTGGCCATAGTGCCCAACATCTGCAACGCCAGCCGGATCACCACAATGCAGCTTCCAACCAGCACCATGGCCTTAAATCCCTGCCACAGGTCATGCAGAAAATTTGTCAGTATCAACAAAGTTTCAGCTTCTTTCTTGTTCAAAGTTTTATACCTCCAAAAAAAACATTTTTTCGTAGAAAAAGGTAAAGTGGGCAATATACGTTCGTTTTGCTTAGAATATTTCATCCTTACACAATCCCCAGTCACTGTAATTGTCAGGCGGCATTCCCCACCCATCGCAGAACTGGGTGTTGCACAACTCTTCCATCGGCGGCTCTGGTGCGGGTTCCTGTTCCGGTTCCGGCATCACCTCCTCTGCTGGTTCCGGCTTATCCTCCGCTCCACATGTTTGGCCTGCCGGGTACCAGTTGGAGCCTGCCCGGTTGGGTTTGCGCCGGTACCGGTTCTTTGTTTCGCGCACAACCTTCTCCACCATGTTGTCGCCACACATTAGCGGGAGCGCCAAAATCATCTCCGGCCGGTCAGATTCCAGGTTTCCCTTTTCAATCGCTCCGTAGTACGGGATAACCAGCCCACACTGGTACATAACCCGGATGGCGTTTGATACGGTCTTGTCGGCCAAGTGCAGTTCTTTGGAAATCGCTTTAATATATCCTACCCACGTTGCCACAAACCCCATCTTTTCCTTACCGTATGTACGCTGCCACAGGCGGTACCGCAACCGCAGGTAACAGTAGATCCGGTACAGGTTGTTCGTGCCACGCCCGGTAGAATAGGCAGTAGCCACTCTGTTTAGCAGCAAGAAATATTCGTTTGAGGTCAGTGAAGCATAACCAAACTTTCCGTCCTTGTCTTCTTTGCCAAACACCTCGTTCAAATCTTTGAACCGATACTTAAACGGTTTGGTCGGTTTTGCCCGGTTGTACCCCTCTGTCATAATCACGCCACATGCTTCTAAAAACTCAACTGCATCTGCCGCACGGTTGTAGTATCTGCGGTGCTGGCAATCTTTCCCAAACGTTCCAGCCAGCTCGACCAGCTCTGACAGGCTCGTATAACTGTAAAATCGTAAATCGTAAAACGGCGAATACTTTGCGTACATCAGCATGTAAACCGGCAGTAACTCCGACACGTCCTTGCGCAAAATCAACTCTTCCGGCACCTGCATAACCTGCTTCGCTAAGTAGGAACCATTCGTATACATTAAAAAACACTCCTTTGCCGCATTAAAAAACGGCTCGAAAATAATCATTCAATTCTTAAAAAACGGCTCGAAAAACGCATTTTGGAAAACGATGTTCAGAAACGATGCAAAATCCGCAGTCCAATTCGTTTTTGAACAACGAAAAACCTGGGGTAAAACCAACATTCACTTACGCTTAATAAGAAAAACCTTAATAAAGAAATATAGGTGGTACTTTTGCTCGGCGTTTGGCCCTCCGGGAATTCGTATCCGCCGACCATTTCGCTTGTTCTGCGTGCATCCCAAGCTCAACCGTACCCCTTTAACCCTGTGTGGGCGCATGGGTTCTGGTGGGATCGTTCCTTGTTCTTTTCGTTCCTGGTTTTATACAATCGCCCAGGCCGTAACGTGTCGGTTCAAAAATAGTCCAGGATCGTAGCGCTGTCCGTTCAAGTCAAGCCATTGGTATGTTCCTCTGGTTTTCAGGCCATTGCAGGTCACGGCTCGTTTGTCCAGTCCTGGCTGATCCGGCGCTGATAAAATCACGCTCTTTCCTTTTGCGTTAAATAGTTCTTTCAGGCTCGTCTCCCAGCGCTTTTAACGCATCCTGTTGGTTTATGTATCACATGTCGTATCTCCTTGTATCATGGCTCACAACGCTTCTCTGCGCGTCTCAGGCCATGTTATACCGTGCGGTGTCGCAGTTTATGAATAGATCTCTGGTTCCGGCATTACCGGCTTGTCAAAACAGCCAACCCCAAAATCTCCCGGCCAATATTCGCCCTGCAGCCATTCGCTCTGGCTCTGAATAATTTCGTCCAGGTTGTCAGGATCTTTCACCAGGTTCATCGGCATCAACAGCGGCAGGTATTCACCCTCGTCGTCCATGATGGTAAACAGACTGGCCAGATCATCCGCCGTTGCGCTTTGTAATTTTTCAAGCCTTGTCATATGCTTTATTCACCTCCTTAGCCCTCCGTACAGGCGCTTCAAGCTCGTATCTTAGCTGGGCTGAATAGTTTGTTTTCGCCACCAAAGGCTCGTCATAGGGGCTTGCAGGGCCATGTCCGCCAATGGTATCGACTTTAACATCGGCTTCCTCAAACATTATTGTCAACATGTCATATGCCAGCATCAGCCTGATTGCATCCACAACCTCATCCAGTGTTTTCTCTCCACGCAGATACAGATTTGATATCTCCATAAGATCTCTGTATCGTTTATTTGATATACCCCTCATCACAGAACCCCTCCTTTGTTGTCTGGCGACCATATAGCATACAGTAAAGACAATCAGGAGTTTCAAATGAGTTATCGCAATCCTCACACCGCACATATTTTGTCATGGTGGGTGCCGCATCAATGGCCTCCAAAACCCGTTGTACCCCATCCAGATAAGCCTGCCATTCGGCCTCTGAATACTTCGGATCGCGCTCAATGCAGTACGCCTCAAACTCCTCCGCATCAATCAGTCGTGCCATAAAAATTTTTTCACCTTATTTTTCGTTTTTATTGTTCATGAAGATTTTACATATGAACTTTTCGTAATATCTCTTGGCGATGTGTTTTGCTATTGTTACCATCTTCCACACGCTAAAAATCAACAGCGTACAGTTAATCCCCAACATCAACAGCAAAAGCGGTCCATATATGTAAATCATCAGTATAGCGTCCACTGTAGATTCCCACGCCTCGTTCATATGCTGCCTCCAGTACCCAGGTCCCGCATCATCTCGTCGGTCAGGTAGTACACCGTGCTGGTATACCGATCTTCGAACGATTCATTGTCGTATGTGGTGCGGTCGTAAAAGTCGGCCTTGTAGCTGTAATCTTCATCAGAATATTTTATGGTGACGTAATCTACATCCTCGGTTTCTTCTTTTATGCTCCCATCATCCTGTATCACGCCGCAGTGCAGGTATGTGTCAGCGCCGCAAATGCCGCCATACCGGTTTGTATACGGCCGCGTTTCAAGGAATGCGTAGGAGATCTTGTGCGTGGTATATACAGCAGTTGTGTCTACAGCTTTTGGCGCTTTAGCTTCTAAGTAAAGGGCAAAGTGTATAGCGGCTCC